GATCTGCTCCTGTTCTGCAACTACAAGACCTTTGTGGTCACCGCCCAGAATGATACCAAGAAGGTCCAGGGCGGCAAACGCATCATGTTCACCAGCCATCATCCCTGTTGGGATGCCAAGAACCGCCATGGCCTGCCGGAGGAGATCGAACTGGATTACGGCAACATCGCTCACATCTTTGACAACACGGTAGCTGCCCCCAAGACGGCACCTGTCACCGATAGAGTCACCGATGGAAATACAGATACTTCCAACCCGTCCCCTCTGGAGCAGGTGAAGATGCTGATGGTGCAGTCCCAGGTGGCGGAAGCAGAGGTACAGGAGGTTGTGGCCATGAAGGGTCATTTCCCTTCGGCGATGCCCGTAGACCAGTATCCCGAAGCATTTCTGACCGGGTGGATCATTCCCCACTGGCAGAAGATCGTTGAAATCATCGAGGCCGATCCCAATCGGCTCCCGTTCTGAAAATAGGAGGTAAGTGAAAATGTATAACAACAACGCAGTTATGGACTGGAACGACGTCATCGAGGATGACGGCCAGGAATTTGTCCTTCTGGAGGAAGGCGACTACAACTTCAAGGTCACCAACTTTGAGCGTGGCCATTTCCCCGGCAGTGCCAAGCTGCCTGCCTGTAACAAGGCAACGCTGACCTTGGAAGTGGATACCCGTGAGGGCTGTGCTTATGTGAAGCACGATCTGCTGCTGTGCCGTAATCTGGAATGGCGGATCTCTTCCTTCTTCCGGTGCATCGGCCAGAAGAAGCACGGTGAGCGCCTGGTCATGGATTGGAATAAGGTGGTCGGTTCTCAGGGACGCGCCCGGTTCAAGGTTCGCAACTACACCAACCGGGACGGCGAACAGCGCCAGACCAATGATGTGGATCGCTTCTACGATTACGACCCTACTTTCTTCCCCAAGAAGCAGACTCCCGCATGGGTCGCTGAAGCAGAAAAGGCACCCACCCAGACTTGGGAGCAGAGTGGTTTCTAATGGTGCAACTTAGACCGTATCAGGCCCAGGCAAAAGATGCGGTCTTGTCCGAGTGGAAAAAGGGGTACCGGAAGACACTTCTGGTACTTCCCACCGGAACGGGTAAGACCGTTGTTTTTTCCAAGGTTGTAGAAAACCAGGTCAGCCAGGGTGGTCGTGCGCTCATTCTGGCTCACCGGGGCGAGCTGCTGACACAGGCAGCCGACAAGCTCCGTGCCGCCTCCGGCATGGAATGCGCACTGGAAAAGGCTGAGTTTACGAGCCTCGGCAGTCCGTTGCGGATTACCGTAGGCTCCGTTCAGTCCCTTGCCCAGCCAAAGCGGTTGGAGCGTTTCCCTCATGATTACTTTACCGACATCGTGGTGGACGAAGCCCACCATTGCCTGTCGGACAGCTACCAGAGAGTGTTGGAGCATTTCCCCAATGCCAATATTCTCGGCGTTACCGCCACCCCGGATCGCGGCGATATGAAGAACCTGGGACAGTATTTTGACAGTAAGGCTTTCGAATACACCATGCACCAGGCGATCAAGGAAAAATACCTGTGTCCCATCAAGGCACAGATGATTCCTTTGGAACTGGATATCTCTGGTGTGAAGGTCTCCAACGGTGACTTCAGCAGCGGTGAGATTGGCAATGCACTGGAACCCTACTTGGATCAGATCGCCCGGGAGATGGTTCATTACTGCGATGGACGGAAGACGGTGGTGTTCTTGCCCCTCGTCCATATCTCTCAAAGGTTCACCGAGATCCTCAATTCTTATGGCCTTCACGCAGCGGAGATCAACGGCAACAGTACAGACCGTGAAGAAGTCCTCCGGGATTTTGAAAACGGCAGATACGATGTGCTTTGCAATTCCATGTTGCTGACGGAAGGCTGGGACTGCCCCTCTGTCGATTGTGTTGTGGTTCTGCGGCCTACCAAAGTCCGGAGCCTTTACCAGCAGATGGTGGGGCGCGGGATGCGGCTTCATCCTGGCAAGGATCATTTGCTTCTGCTGGATTTTCTGTGGCTCTCGGAGCGGCATGACCTTTGCCGGCCATCCGCACTGGTATCGAAAGATGCGGAGATCGCCAAAAAGATTGACACTCAACTGCAAAACAGCGATGAGGCGTTTGACCTTATTGATGCTGAAGAACAGGCCGAGCGGGATGTTCTGGCTGAACGGGAAGAGGCACTTGCCAAGGAACTGGCAGAAATGCGGATGCGGAAGCGGAAACTGGTGGACCCCATACAGTTTGCTTTGTCCATTGCTGCAGAAGATCTTGTGGGATATGTTCCCACTTTTGCCTGGGAGATGGCTCCGCCTTCGCCCCGGCAGATAGAGTTTCTGGAAAAGCGAGGCATCTTCGCAGAAACCGTGGAAAATGTCGGTAAGGCCAGCTTGCTGATCGACAGACTGGTACGGCGCCAGGATGCAGGGCTTTCTACGCCAAAGCAGATACGTTGTTTGGAGCGGTACGGTTTCCGCCAGGTAGGTACATGGCAGTTCGATGACGCAGCAAAGATGATTTCCCGGCTGGCGGCAAATAACTGGCGGTTGCCTTATGGACTGAATCCCAAACAGTATCGACCTTAATCGGAGGAATACAAATGAGCAATGTTTTATCGGCATTGCAGTACATCGATGTATCTGCATTGTCTTATCAGGAGTGGATCAATGTAGGAATGGCCCTGCAGGCAGAAGGCTATGACTGCTCTATATGGGACAATTGGTCCCGGGCAGACCGCAGATACCATCCCGGCGAATGCGAAAGGAAATGGCGCACCTTCGGCGGATGCGGTTCTCCCATCAAGGGTGGCACGATTGTCCAGATGGCAAAAGAGCGTGGCTGGACACCTTACGGGATCGATGCAGTTCTGGATTGGAATGACACCATCGTGGATGACGGGGACGGCTTTACCCAGTATTCCGCTCCGGACACTTGGAACCCCACCCAGGAACTGATTACTTATCTGGAAACGCTGTATGACAAGGACGACTTCGTTGGTTATGTCACTAATGATGTGTGGCAGGACAACGAGGGCAGATGGGTGCCGGCAAAAGGTGTGTTTACCCGCACTGCAGGTGAGCTGATTGCCTCTCTGCGGAAGCATCCGGATGATGTGGGTGCTACCATCGGCGACTGGAAAGCAGATGTGGGTGCATGGATTCGCTTCAATCCCGTGGATGGCGAAGGTGTCAAAAACGACAACATCACCCGATTCAAGTATGCATTGGTGGAGTCGGACACCATGCCTGTTTCCGACCAGGATGCCATATACCGAAAGCTGGAACTTCCTATTTCCTGCTTAGTGCATTCCGGTGGTAAAAGCCTCCATGCCATCGTTCGTGTGGATGCGGAGAATTATACCGAGTACCGCAAGCGGGTGGAGTATCTGTATGATTTCCTGGAAAAGAACGGGCTGAAGGTGGACAAGCAGAACCGTAATCCTTCTCGGTTGTCCCGAATGCCCGGTGTAACCCGGAACGGTAATAGACAGTACCTGGTTGCTACCAATATCGGCAGGAAGTCCTGGACTGACTGGCTGGATTATGCCGAAGGTGCGGTCGATGAGTTGCCGGATATGGTGGCTCTGGATAGCTACGAAAATAATCTTCCGGAACTGCCCAGCGAATTGATTCAGGGTATTCTCCGCTGCGGTCATAAGATGCTGATTTCCGGATCTTCCAAAGCCGGTAAAAGTTTCTTGCTGATGGAACTGTGCATTGCTCTGGCAGAGGGCAGACCTTGGCTTGGTTTCCCCTGTAAAAAGGGACGGGTGCTGTATGTGAACCTGGAAATCGATCCTGCTTCCTGTGTTATGCGTTTCATGAAGATCTACGATGCCCTTGGCTGGCAGAAGAAGCATATGGACGACATCATCATCTGGAATCTGCGCGGTCATGCGGTGCCTCTGGACAAATTGGTCCCGAAACTCATCCGTCGCGTCAGAGATCAGCACTTTGATGCTATCATCATCGACCCGATTTATAAGGTCATTACAGGTGATGAGAATAACGCATCGGACATGGCAGCCTTCTGCAATCAGTTTGACAAGATCTGTGCGGAGACGGGCTGTGCGACCATTTACTGCCATCATCATTCCAAAGGTACGCAAGGCCAAAAACGGGCGATGGATAGAGCAAGCGGATCAGGTGTGTTCGCCCGCGATCCGGATGCCCAGCTGGATATGATTCAGCTGGAACTGACGGAAGACATGATGAATAACGTCCGCGACGGCAATTCTACTGCGTGGCGGTTGGAAAGCAGTCTTCGTGAGTTCCCTAATATCATCCCGGTCAATTTCTGGTTTGAGTATCCTATACACCGCATAGACGATGCCAACTCGCTCCGGACAATGCCCGCACAGGGATCACAGGCGGCGGGACGTGTAAAAAACACACACTCGAAAACCGCAGCTGTGGCGACAGAAGAGTTTCGGACGGCCTTC